CCGTTAAAGCTTATATATGGTTGCATTCCTACCTCCCTGCCGCCAGTACCTTTTTGTAGAAGGCATCAGCCAGCCGGTCTATATCGGCGTCTTCACGCACAGTCAGTCCGTTCATGTTAATAGTAATCCCGCCTAGGTTAGTTGCGCTTGGGAATTTAAGCGTAGTCAGCTGCTCATACACCGTGCTTTGCAGCGCTTCATTCAGTCTGTTAATGGTGCGTATTATGGGTGCGCTTTTACCTGCTATCCCTTCTGTTAAGTATTCTGCAAGCTTAGCTCCTGCGTCTTTCCATGCATCGCCATATGAAGCAATCAGGTCTGTCATCGCCTGCAGGTTGTTGCTCATTACCATGCGCAGCGCCTCTTGGCGTATATTCTCCTCACTCATAAGGCTTGCGTAGCGTTCTTGGATAGCCTTTTTCTGCGCCTGTAAGGAGTCCTTTTCTGCCTCTCTAGCCAGCTGCTTTTGCCTTAACTCCTCATCAGACTGCATCTTCTCTATCTCGGCAGTAAGTTCACGCCTTTTTCTTGCGGATTTAGTTACAGAAAGTAGTCGCTGTTTTTCTCTCAATTGGCGCTGGAAATCATCCACTCTTGCAGCTTCATTCTCAGCCTTTGTAAGCTCATCTAGCGCGGAGATTCTATCATCAATCGCTTTTACCTGAGCATCTCGCTCAATAGTCATACGCTTTTTAAGCGCCGCTGTAAGCACGCCGTAAGCTTCCTGTATGCTGCTTTTTTCTTTAGCAAGGTTCTCATCCCGCATTTGGTTGCGTACGGAATACAGTCTTTCCTCAATTGCCATCAGGTTTTCACTGCTAAGCTCGTGCGTTTTCTTAATGCGTTCAAGGTTTGCAATCTCCTGCTCAAGCGTCAACTCTCCCATATTCTTCTTATGGTCAAGCAGCGCCATATCCCAGTTAAAGCTTTCATCTATACTTCGCTGTGTAGCGTCATGCAGCTTTTCTTTATATTCGCGCTGCTCTTCAAGCGTCATAGTGCTATATAGATTAACCATGTTTTCAAGGAAAGCTTTTTCCTGCTCAGCCGTCATGCGGTTTATAGCCTTCATATGGTCTATATAGTCATAGTTATCTTGTATAGCCTTTTCTCTTATTTCATTGCGCTTTTCATATATCCTTTCGTCTATATCCCTGCGTTCATCTATGTCCTGCGCAAGCCAGCGAATACTTTCTAATTTTCTTAACTCAGCCTCAAGCGATAGTCTTCCCATCTTAACATCATGCACCAGCGCATCAAGCGCAAGCTTGAAAGGGCTAGTGGTAGGTTGGCTTACAGACCCGCCTCTGCTGCTACCGCCACCGCTATAACCACCGGATATACCTATTTTCTTTAAGCCCATTAGTCTACCAAGGAAACTGCCTGCAAGCGCATTCCACACGCTAGCCAAAGCATTTATAGCCCTGATAGCAGGGCTTACATTAATGTTAAGTGATGGTGTAGAAGCCGCTATTGTTGAAATTCTGGCAATCAAATTACCAGCAGTTGTAGCATCAACACCGATTTTCTGAAGTTCAGCTTGTATTCGTTGTAGAGCAATAGCTGCGATTTGGCTCATCTCTACTGCGCTATCACCAGTATATCTTAATATTTCAGCAGCTTCTCTTTGAGCAAAAGCCCACTCTTCAGCACTAGCTTTACCTGCTAACTGCGCATCTGCTATTCTTTGCACTTCAGCTACACGGTTAGCTAGATTAATCTTTTTGCTAAGTTCAGTATTAAGTTGTTTTGCTTCCTTTTCAGCCTTATCAAGCGCACCCTGTAAGCGTTTAGACGCATCTTCGGCAGATTCAAGCCCTGCTTCAAATCTGCTCATGTCAATCTCATCTGTAGTCACTTTTACCGGAATTTCAAATCCCTTTTGAGCCACTTGTTCCGCATAAGCCTCAGCTTCCTTTAGTTTAGCAATTAGCGCCTCTAACTTTGCTGCTTGTGCGCTTTCGCCTTGTCCGGAGTTATGTAGATTAAGCAATGCTCCCTCAAGGAGTTGTATTTGCATAATCATTGCTTCATATGCGGTTTGGGAGTCATACTGTAGAGATTGTATCTCTGCTTTGTGGTTTATAATGGATTCATCTGCCGCCTGCATTGTTTCAGGTATAGCAACACCATATTGCTCAAGGTTATCTTTAGCAGCGCTTAATAGTTCTTCACTTACAATCGCTACATCCGTCATGGATTGCTTTATAAGCTCCAATGCTTCAATTATGCTTGTTTCCTTGCTTATATCTTCCCCAGTGGTTCTGATTTGCTTTTCAAGCTCTTCATTTGCTTTGATTATGTCATCATAAGCTTTTTGAGCTTCCGCTGCATCATCACTTATTAGTTCACCTATACGGGTGCTTCTAATTGTTTCCTGAAGCTTTACTGTTGCCTCCTCAACAGCGTTTATCTGAGGGGTTACAGCTGCGAACGCAGGCGCTAGCGCTGCCATAATCGCCTCAAAGTACCGCATATCCCCGCCCATTGCTTGGGAGGTTTTAGCTGCGTAGTCTTCAAGCTGTTCATAGTATTTTTGTATAGCAGGTATTTCTGCATCGCTAATCTGCCCGCCTGCCATTATGCGTGTATTTAGGTCTTCCATCGCCTTTATAGCAGGCGATAGCTCAGCGCTGTTGAGCGCCTGTGCGTATTGGTCTACAAAACCATCTATGTCAAATATGGCATAATCCTGCCCCTTAGCGTAGTCAAAGAATACGCCGTCAAGTACAGTTTTTACCTTGTCATTTACCCTTGCGCCGCCTATTTCAGCTTCAAGTGCAGCTTTATCCATGCTTGTCCTAATTAGATTGGCGAAAGCGTCTTCATATTCTTTCGTGTCGGCAGGGGAAAGTGCGGATAATGCTTCTTTTGCGGCTTTTCCAAAATCGCCTGCAGTAATAGCTAGTCCTCTAGTATCAATACCGGTACTATTCCCAAGGTTGTCTAACTCTTTTTGAATCTGCACTAACTTTTCTAAGTAATTGTCAAGCAAACTCTCATTTGCCTGCCAGCCTTTTGCATCTTCATCTTTGAATAGAGCAAGAACTTTATTGTGTTCATCTTGTAACTCTATTATTCTTTCAAGTTGTCGTACTCTAGTATTATCCATTGCAGCCTGCGCGCTTGCCACGGCTGCTTTTCTATCTCCGCTTAGCTGTTTCAGCTGCTCTTTATACAGTTTCCTTGCCGCTTCAGCTGTGTTGTGGTAGCTGCCAGCAAGCCCGTCAAGCGCGTCTGCGCTTATGCCGTACTGTGTTTTCAGTTTGTTCTGCAGCTCCGCCAGTTCGTTGCTTTCTTGTATGCTTCTATTTTGCTTGCCTGCAAGCTCTTCATAGCGTGTATAAAGTGTTTTTAATGTATCTGCCTCTTTTTCTATCCCTCTAATGCGTTCTCTTTCCTTATTGGCTGCTTCCTCAGCCTTCCTTGCTTCTTCCTCTCTTGCCTTTGCAGCGCTCGTCAGCGCTCCTGTAAGCACGCCTAGCGCCACAGCAAACCCCGCAAGCAAGGGGAAAGCGCTCTTCATTGCCACGCCGAATATAGTCACTCCGCCTGCAGCTGCTTGCAAGTTGGCATTAAACGCCTTGAAAGCTTGCGCTACTTTGGTAACTACCATAAGTCCAGTTATAGCTATGCCTGTACTTGTAAGCCCTGCTACAAAACCGGGGGAAGACCTCACTATATTTGTTATGCTGCTAAGCAGTTCATTTTGTGATTCTGTAAGTATCTTTACAGCAGGTGTCATGGCATCACCAAAAGCTTCGCTTAAAAGCAGGCTGTTTCTAGCCGCCTCTGCCTGAGCGCCGCTAAGTGTATCAGATGCCTTAGCAAGGTCGCCTACTTGATACTGTGTTTCATGGATAATCCCTTGATATTCAGCTTCTACCTTTTGCGCTTGTGTTAGGCTGGTGGTAGCAACGCCTATCTTTCGGGCGTATTCCTCCCACATTTTGGCTACATTTTTAGTTACCCCAGCGTTATCTACCAGTATACTGTTTTCATTCTTCAAGCCTTCAGTAGCTGTCTGCACCGCTTCGGCAAGGCTTAAATTAGCCTGTCTACCGAATGCCGCTGTGTCCTTAAGGCGTTTAATTGTGTTGGTAGCCTGCTCTAGGCTGTAGCCACGGCTTAGCAGGTTCTTAAGGCTTGTAGCCGCTGCACTTGCGTCAAAGAAGCTATCAACCAAGCCATCAAGCTCCTGCTGCACTCTGTCAGTGCCAAGCCCTATGCCTTGCGCCACGCTGCTCAAGCCTATCATGCTTGCCTTGTAGCGCTCAGAAGCTCTTATTCCGGCATCTATGGCGTTTACCACTATCATAAATGTCTTGGTAGCTGCTGCAGCTACAGCGGCATAAGCGGCAGCTTGCGCGGCGCTGCTGTCTTGTACACTCTTTGTCATCTTTCGGGTAGATGTATCAATGCTCGCTCCTGCCTTCGCTGTCTCAACCTCAGCTACGCCAAGGGAATCCATCAATGTCTTCATACCTTGCTGCAAGCCGTGGGCGTTTGCCCTAATCTGTAATACTATACTGCCTACATCAAGCTCATTAGCCATTTACTCACCACCTTATATCTCGTCTGCGTAATATTCCTTGATAGGTTCATCTTTATCGTTCTTGTGCATTTCCGCATAAGCGTCAAGCACTAATATCAGCTCGTCAACATAGTAATCATATAGCACCTCATTCCTTGAAATGCCTATCGCCTGGCACGAAGCTATTAATCGTTCAAGCCAGTGTTCTGCGGGGGCTTCAGGCTCTTGGCTATTATGTTGCGAGCGTTCGTAAAAAAAGCGCTCAGGTCGTTCATCTCCCAAAACGCTTTCATAACTTCACTGTGCTCATATGGGCTAAGTTCATCCCACACGGGATTATCCTGCGCGCCTACTATCTCCCGTAGTATTTGCAAGGTCTTTCTTGGCAGTACGGATAACAATCTGGCACCTAATTCCTTTAGCTGTTCAGTTGTAATAGTGGTAAGGTATTCCACAATTTGCCCCGGTGTCATGCCGGGGAAAGCGCTGTCAAGCAACTCTGTCATAAGCCCTGCTGTGCGCTCAGTAGCTTCGATATAAGCAAGCGTAGGCTGCTTTTTTATTTCAATCCCGTATACCATGCGTGGTCTTGGTCTAAGTATATTGCGGGTTTTCCTGTTAAGCAGGTTCATACTTCCTCCTATTCAAACAAAGGGGCGCAGCGTGTAAGCCGCGCCCCTTAAGGTCAAGTTCCTACAACGGCTGGTATGGTTTCTAGCCAAGTTAAACCTGTAGCGGAATCAATATCCTTAGTCGTACGAATCATGTACTTAGTTTCACTAGCTCCCAGAGTTTTCCTAGCAATGCACAGGAAGGTCAATTGGTACTGGTTCACCTCGTTGCCGGTATCTAATTTAGCGCGCAAGTCAGCCTTGTAGCCAACCAGTTTAGCATTGTAATACCTGTATAGTCGGTATCCGCCGCCTAGCATAAGCGCAGCGAATGTCAATCCTAGCTGCGGAGCTTGGTCTAAATCACTTTCAGACAGCTCAGCAGGGGTGGAGTCGTATGTAGCCCCTGTCATAGCGGCAAGGTCCTGCAAAGTCATTTCGTTTATGTTGACAGTAAGCAATGTGCTCTCGTAGTCGCTGCCTTGGTCATAGATACCGTCATCCCCGGGTATCTTGTAGTCATTGCGGGTATCTTCCACCGTACATTGGCGCGCGCCAACCAGCAGCACAGCCGTACCGGGAGTGTAGTCTTTGCCATCGTCTTTGGTAATTGGGAAATACCTGAAATTAGAAAATCCCTTCAAACCTTTCTTTTTTTCAGCCATAGTATATTCATCCTTTCATGTTTATTGCTTTATTCTTTACCCCATAGCCCCATCTCCGCATATACAGTAACAGTGTTTTCCTGCCGTTCAAGCAGTATGGGCAGTCGTCTTACTCTGCCAATAACTACGCCTGTATGGGGGAGAGGTATGGGTCTTTCGTTATCCCCGCTGTCAAGCAGGGTAACAAGTTCCTTGCAAACGCGCATAGCTTCGTCATAGTCCTGCCTGCGCACTCTAAGCTGTATAAGGTGGTTTGCCGTGCCATCGTACATACTGGCAGCCACCTTTTCCCAGCAGTATATCGTTATAATGTCCTTCGGCTCTTCCGGCCAGTAATCGATGTATATATTTTGATAGCCTTTCTCTATCAGGTAGTTTCTAAGGGCGTTTAACATTACGCACCTCCAAACAGTTCATTAAGCGCTTCACCCACCTTTTCACGCACCTGCTCTCTTTTTTCTATCGCCGCGCGCTCAAGGTATTTAGCTTCCCCGCCTTTAGGGTGCTTAAATTCAGTGCGTTCATGCTGTACAGCAGCGTATTTTTCATTGAACCGTACTTCGCCTATAAGTTCACCATCATAGATTATTACTTCTGTAGTCATGCTCCCACGGAGATATCCATCTCTAACAGGCGCCTTATCTGCGGCTCTGGTGCCTATGTCTATAAGCGCATCTCGCACGCCTTCAGCAGTCTGCTCAGATAAGTGTTCAAGCAAGTTCAAAACATTCTGTGTAACCTCTTTAGCACCCTCAAGGTACATAGGGCTCATAGCCTCACCTCCCAGTGGTCAGTTTTACCATACAGCCCCTTGCGCTCAGCTACGCTCACAACAGGCCATTCTTTGCCATCTACTATCACTAGGTCGCCAGGTTTTAGGCGTATAGGCGTAAATAATACCGCTTCGCTCAAGGCTTCCTCGCCTCTGTCGTTTAGTACTTTACGTCTCTGCCATTCAAGCCTGCCTTTTATCGTGTCAGGTTCTTCCCCTCTAGGTGGTTCATAGCTTTTACTGCCTGTGTGAGATACCCCCGCAAAACGGCGTATGTTTATGTTTTCTTGCATTAGGTGGCTGTATTTGCTCACAGTATAGCAACACCCCCTCCGCTCTGTTTAAGGTATGGCGCTAATAGCAGCGCTATGCCCGGGTCTGCCAGTACTGCCAGTGTTCCGCCTGCTGCGCCGTTGTAGCTCTCGCTTGCGCTACCCATGCTTGTAGCAGTTACGCCTTGCGCCTGCGCTTTTATGCGTTCCTGTGTAGTGGTATCGCTTAATGCCAACGCCTCACGGCAGCAAGCGTTCTTTATGTCATCGGGAGTGTTCTCAGTGTAATCCTTTAGCCAGCCGCCTTTAGTCCTTGCGTACAGATTAATCGCGTCCGTAGCGCTCTCAAGCGCGGCTGCTTGTGTTTCAGGGCTAAGCAAGCCCCAAGCTTCCTTGCTCAGCCGTGTATTGTGGTATGTATTGGCGTAAGCCGTATCAGCGTAGGGCATAGTCAGCCTCCTTTCTTAGTTAAGTAGTTTTCTTGGTAATCGTAGCTGAGCCCTTCGCCAGTATAAATCCGCTAGCTTCTACAGCTTTAACAACAGTAATATGGGTATCGGTCGCGCCGGGAGTTATTTCATCGCCGGTAGCTATCTCTTTCCATCCGCCGTCAATCTGATCGCCGTACAGAGGGCTCAGAGCACCAGCAGCACATTTGTAGTAATACTTGTTACCAGTACCCGCAGTGCCAGTGATAGTAATCTTTGTGTCGCCGGTTTCTGTTCCCGCGGCAGAGCTTACAGTAATAGACCCAAGGTTAGCAGTGGATATAAAACCCTCGATATCTCGAATTACTTCATACTTGCCATCGGTAGGATCCAGCGTGATACCCATATACACAGCTATAGAGTCGAGGGTGGCGCGGGGCAACCTGTCAAAGGCAGTCAAAGCGTGCTTTGAGTTATCTATGGTGTAATNTTTTCCGGNAACTTGAAACCAAGGAATAGATTCATCGCCATAGGGCAGCACGCCGACGCCGTTTTCAAAGTTCACCGCTCCCTGATTGAAGTTATGCTCATCATGAGACGCGAAAATTCTCGGCATGTTTATTCACCTTCCTTTTTTGTGTCTTGCGCTTTTTTAGGAGGCGGGGGAGATGGTTTGGTCTGTTTTTTCTCCACCACCTCATAACCCCGCTGTTTAAACCAGGCAATCAGCTTCGGATCTTCCGTATGCCCTTCGCCGTTTACGAAGGTAACCGATGCGCTAATGCCATTGTATTGTTTGTTTGGCGCTAATATTTTAGCCATTATTGCACCTTTATCTTTCTTAAAACTCCCGCTGCCTTAGTTGCCTTAAATGCAACAGCCGCCACCA